GTTGAAGATACAATCGAAGAGGATCAAGAGATCGTCGATGAGGTTGTAGAAGAGGAGACCGAAGAAACTGTAGAAGAGTATGATGTCGATGAAGATGTCAATGCTCTCCTTGGTGGCGAAGAACTCTCCGAGGAATTCAAAGAAAAGGCAAAGACCATCTTTGAAGCAGCAATCAATGCCAAGGTTGCTGTAGTTAAAGAAGAATTAGAGGCAAAATATGCTGCTGCACTTGAAGAGCAAGTTGCAGAAGCAAAAGAATCACTCGCTGAGCGTGTTGATTCTTACTTAGAGTATGTTGCTGACGAGTGGTTCGCTGAGAACGCTCTCGTTGTTGAGCATGGTCTCAAGACTGAGATGACCGAATCGTTCCTTGAAGGAATGAAGGGTCT